GGCTCAGCGCCCGAACAATCCGCGACGAACTAGCCGACGTAGAGCGGGGCGGTGAGTTGTTGTTGCGGATCAACTCGCCAGGCGGCGACGTGTTCGAAGCTGAGGCGATTGTCAGCCTTCTGAGTGATTACCGCGTTTCTGCGCGAATCGATGGCGTGGCAGCCAGTGCGGCAAGCTATATTGCAGCCCATGCCGAGAATGTCGAGATATCAGATGGCGGGTTTTACATGGTCCACAACCCTTGGACCATTACAGTGGGCGACGCGTCTGAACACGCCAGGACCGAGCAACTGCTGGAAAAACTAACCGCCAGCCTGGCCAAAGCCTACGCCACCAAGAGCGGCCAAAGCGTCGAAGATGTCCGCGAGTGGAT